CTCTTGAATAAGGGATGTTGGTCATTCAGGCAGTTTGGCGCCGCAATGAAGCACTCTGATTACAGGACAGTCGCTGTCAATGAGGACTTTATCATCAAGCCGATTGACGGTTTTGGTAATAGAGACTTGATTCGTGTCACTCTTGCAACTGAGCGTCCTGACCTCCTACTTATCTTCACAGATCCAAGATTCTTTACTTGGCTCTTTGAGATTGAAGATGAGATCCACCAGGTCTGCCCTATCGCATGGTGGCATGTTTGGGATAATGAGCCGTTTCCTGCATTTAATGATGCATTCTACAAGTCGACAGACCTGATTAATTGTCACTCGCACATGACATATCAGATGATCAAGGATTACTATCCTGATAAGGTTAACTTCGTCCCACACGCGATTCCTGACAACATGTTCTTTCCGTTAGATGTGACGGCAAGGATGAATTACAAGCGTGCAATTCTTGGTCAAAATAAGATCGACCATTTTGTGGGGATTTGGGTCAACAGGAACGCAAAGAGAAAGCGGTCTGCAGACGTTCTCTTGTCATGGAAGATGTTCCTAGATGAGCTTCAAAAGAAGCAAGGTCATAAAAAGGCAACTCTCATCATGCACACAGACCCGCTTGACCAGGAAGGACCAAACCTTCTAGCAGTTGCAGATATGTTAAAGATCTCTGATAACGTTGTCTTTTCAAAGGATAGAATTGAATTTGACAAGATGAATGTGCTCTACAACATCTCAGACTTCTGCATGAACATAAGCTTTGCCGAAGGCTTTGGATTAGGGACCCTTGAGGCAATGAGTGCAGGAACTCCCATCATCGCTGCAAAGACAGGAGGTCTCACACGACAGGTGGTTGACCACCGTGATGGAAGTGAGAATGGCGTCGCACTTGACATTGATTGTAAGACGCTTGTTGGAAGTCAGACAGTCCCATACATCTATGAGGACTATGTCACTTGTGAGAACACGGCGACAGGAATCATGAAGCTATATGATCTTGACACGACTGAAAGAGAGAAGTTACGTCAGAAAGTCAGAAAGTATGCAACATCTGAGTTTGCATACCAGAAAACAATAGATGACTGGCACAATTCCGCTTTGAACCTGATCAATACGTGGAAGGAAAAACGTAAAAACTGGGAAATTAGGAGCTTTTGATGAAGAGCGTCGTAGTACGGGCACCGCTTCTAAGCATTTCTGGATATGGTGAGCACTCGCGCCAGGTGTTCAAGGCCGTGAGAGGAATTCCAGACATTGATTTAAGGACACAAGTTTTGCAATGGGGTAACACTGCGTGGTCAATTGATCCAAATGGATTTGATGGACTTACAGGTGAGATCATGTCAAAGTCAGTGTCAGTCAACGAGGGCTTCGATGTCTCTCTCCAGGTCCAGCTTCCAGATGAGTGGTCAAAATCTCTAGCAAAATTCAACATCGGAATTACGGCGGGTGTTGAGACTGATCGTTGTAATCCTAAGTGGCTTGATGCCATAAACTTGATGGACCTTGTCATTGTCCCAACTGCGCACGTTAGAGACACATTTCTTCGAACAGGTGATGTAAAGACAAAGATCGTTGTGATTGGTGAGTGGCACCAGGAGTCACTTGATCTTGAACCGCTTAAGCACATATTAGACATCAAGTTTGACACAAAATTCAATTTTTTGGTAGTCTCACAGCTTACTGCAACTGATGACGTTAGTGATAGAAAGAACATCTTCAACACCATCAAGTGGTTTTGCGAGGCATTTTGTGATGACAAGGACGTCGGACTCATACTCAAGACCAACATGGGTAGAGGAACGCAGATAGACAGACACAATGTGTTTCAGACAATCGACGCTTTGTTAAAACGTGTTCGTCCAGGCCAGTTTCCAAGAGTTCACATCCTCCATGGAAACATGACCGACCATGAGGTCACTTCACTATACAAACACCCATCAGTCAAGTGTTTCATAAACCTGACACGAGGTGAAGGATTTGGCCTACCGATCCTCGATGCATCAGTTGCAGGTCTCCCTGTGATCACAACAAACTGGTCAGGTCATCTAGACTTCATGAAGATGGGCAAGTTCATTGGCGTCGACTACGACCTGATCGACGTTCCTCCGGCAAAGATCGACAATAGGATCTTTGTCAACGATGTCAAGTGGGCCAATCCAAGAGAGGCTGATTTCAAGAAGAAGGTCTTGAAGTTTAAGTCCAGCTACTTGACACCCAAGGAGTGGGCCGAAGATCTTTCTGTCAAGTGTAGAGATAAATTTTCTAGAAAGAGCATCGAGCCCGCATATCAAGAAATTATTAAAGAGATCATATGATGGCATTTCTCATCGTGCTTGTGGCAATTTTGTCTGTTTTGACAGCATTTTTTGCCTATAAGGCGTACGTCTTTGGTAAAATAATACTTAACATCCAGGATGCGATTGAAGATTCGTTAGAAGTTCTTGATGGTAGATACCAGAGTATATCTGAAATTCTTCAAAAACCTGTATTTTTCGACTCAGTTGAAGTTAGACAAGTCATTGAGGAAATAGGCGTTACACGTGATGCAGTCTTGTACATAGCAAATAAGATTGAGAATTCTCAAAGAGTGAATCTTAATGATAAAAACGACGACAAAGAAAAAGAAGATAACTAAGAAGAATGACCTAAAGTATTACTTTCATTCTGGTACTCATGATGCGATCATAAGTTTTCAAACTTCCTGTGATCAGAGGCAGAAAGAATTGATATACGTCAATGAGATTCTTCCTGCATTCAATAAGCTTGTTGAAAATCTTATTTTCATCCACGGAAATGCCGCCGTTATCATGTCTGATGACTTCAAGAATGACTGCATCACATTTCTCTATGAGACACTTAAGAAGTTTGATGCTTCAAGAGGCACAAAGGCATTTAGCTACTTCAACGTTGTTGCAAAAAACTGGATCATTGTCAAGAGCAGGCAGAGACAAAAACAGAACAATCGACACATCAGCATGGAAGATCGCGGAATCATGTCTGAGATCGAACTTGTGCCGTTTGACATTCACAAGCATGATCCACTTTCGACACCTGAGACCGAGTACATTGACATAGTCGTAAGAATCAATGACACACTTGGCAAGGTTAAGACAAGATTGACCTGTGAGAATGATAAGATCTGCATGGACTCAATCATGAAGCTGTTTGAGAACATTGACAATCTTGAGAGCCTTAATAAGCGCGCGATCTTTGTGTATGTTCGAGACATGACAAACTTGACACCTAAACAGCTTTCATCGTCGATGTCATCCATAAGAAAGCACTATAGAGAAATAACAAAAACACAGATCTTCTAGGAGAGTTATGGGAAAGTCAACAGTCGATAAATACTCAGACGCTCTCGACAAGATTACTAAGAAAGAAAAGAAGATCGCAGAGTTCTCTGATCTTCTTAAGACCTTGACCGATATCGATGACAAGAAGCGCGTCTTGTGGTTAGAGATTTATGAGAATGCTGTCGATGATAGAGAGAATGCATCAATCCTCTTCACGGACACTCTCATGCAAGTCAAGGGAAATGCTGCAAATCACAACATCCTGGGTCCTGTGATTGCCAAGTATCTCGAGCGCATGTCAAGAGCAAACGACCAGATCTTGAAATTGGCCGAGCTCGTCGCCAGAGAAGATTCAAAGCCGATGGATCCTGATTCGATATTTGATCGAATCAGCAATGATGACGATCTTTAGACAAGGGACTTATGATGCAAGGATTGGGTAATTTCTATACAGCCGTTGTCGTAGAATATTTTTCTTCTGCACCGAACCCGGATGCCATCGCAAGCCTGCTTGCAAAATACAGCAATTTGAGAATTCCTATGCTGAGGCCTGAACGACTCTCTAGCATGCCACCTGGTTCAATCATGGCAAAGATGATTGACAATGAAGAACAGAACGATGTTATGATTTTTTATCCCATGTTCTCACATCTCAATATGCCTGTGAAACCCGGCGAGCAAGTGTTTATACTTTATGGTTCTGCCCAGAAAGGTGATAGAATTGGGTATTGGCTTACAAGAAAGCCTGCAGACTTAATAGCAGAAGATGTTAATTATACGCACAATGATCGATCAAATTTTACTAATAATCCTGCAGTCGCAAGAAAATTTCCTGACTACGGTCTTACAGGGATTTCCTATCAAAGTGTTGTAGATAATTCCGACGTGATCAAAAGTGAGTTCCAGGGAGAAGTTGTCCCTAGATTCTATATGAAATCATCAGACACATCTTTACAGGGATCAAATAACACATTAATAGTCCTTGGGTCTAATTCATCGTTGAATAAGGAAAAATCTGTAGGTAGCGGTTTAATTGATATTGTCGTAGGGCGAGGTCAATCAGCAGAAACAGCACCCTTGACAACATTTAAAAATTCAAGGGGTTATGATGAGGTTGATAAAGCGACAACAAGAAGCTCAACAGAGGGAAATTTAGATCTCATTAACGATAGCTCACGAATCAACGTCTCAATGAATCTAAACGTCGATTCTGATTTTAACGTCAATGCTGGAGACAACTCAGGAACTGCACCCGCTGTCGTGGTAAAATCAGATCAAATTAGGCTTCTATCAAGGCAAGACTTGAAGATTGTCGTTGGGTCAGGTTCTAGTCAGTCTAGCATACTGATCAAGAATGATGGAAATATAGTGATCACACCTGGCGCTCAGATAAAGCTATCAAGTGAAGAAGATGACCAGCCATATCTTCGTTATGATCAATTTAATGATATTATTTCAAAAATGCTTGACATCTCAGCGGCAATTCAGACGCTTATAACACTTTTAGGCAGCGTCCCTGCATCACCTGGAGTTCCGCCAGGAATAGCACTGGGCATAGTTCCTATTCCCAATCCAATACCTGATACTTTTCCAGAAGATTTTGAACCTCCCACAGGCGCACTTCCAGGAACAGATGCGCTCGTAGAGATCTCTACAGCTGCTGGTGAAATCCTTAATCTATTATCGACAATCAAATCAAAAAAAATATTAGGATCTTAGATTTGACAAACACAGCAATTCTAAACGTTGCAACGTGTCCTTCATTGTCATATAATTACTAACATGGCAACATCAACAACAACATCAACAAAGCCTCAAAGAACCTTTAAGGGAGGTTCATCACCGATTACACAGCGAATTGAGACACAGCCCGCTTCACCTGCAACGCCCTTTAGTATTATTACGCCCTTACAATTTCCAAATTCCGTCGGAGAGACTTTCAAGACAACGACAAATGTTGCTGATGGTATTGTAGATGATTTTAAGAACATGCTTCTTACAAACTTCGGCGAGAGGCTCGGACGCCCTGATTTTGGTGCAAATTTAAATGTTCTACTTACGGAACGTCTTTCTCTAGAAGACTGGAGTGCTAGAGCATCAAGCTTAATTAAGAACACAACACAAAAATACATGCCATATATCACGATCGATACAATATCATTGAATGAGATGGTTCCTACTGGAGACGGGTTTTCTAGAGTCAAAATTTCTCTTATCTACTCTGTTATTGCACTCGGAATTCAGAACAGAAGATTAGACCTAACTTTAACTAATTTGAGTTAAAAATGTCATCATACAATGTCAAAAAATCGTTAGTTCAAAAAAGAGAGAGGTCTTATCTTAACAGAGATTTTAACTCGTTTAGATCAGAGCTTTTAAGATATGCAACAACATACTATCCAGACAAGATTCAAGACTTCACAGACGGTTCTTTGGGAGGCATGTTCAATGACTTAACTTCATACGTCGGCGATGTTATGTCATTCTACATGGATCACCAGTTTAATGAGTTGAATCTTGAGACTGCAGTTGAACCTGCCAATATTGAAAGACAGATAAGGCTGGCAGGAGTCAAGATCACAGGCGCAGCTCCTGCGCTTTGTGAAGTAAGTTTCAATATCAAGGTCGAGTCTGAGATCTACAACGGGTCATATAGGCCTAAAATAAGCTACTTGCCTATTATTAGATCAAAATCAAAGCTCCAGTCAAGCAATGGCACGATTTTTGAGCTTTTGGATGATATAGACTTTGCAGAAAAAGACGATGTAGGCAATTTGCTAGCATCGATACAGGTTTCAACGTCTGATACATCTGGAAATCCTTCGTCATACATCGTGTCTAGAACAAGTCTTTGTTCATCAGGCGAGACAGTTGAAGAAAACATTAGCATACCTGACACATTCACGCAATTTAGAACCATCACATTGACAAGAAATAATGTGTCAGAGATCTTAAAAGTAGTCGATACTGACTTAAATGACTATTACGAGGTTGCATCGCTAAGTAATGATGTAGTATTTAAAAGAATGATCAATAATGAATCAGATAGTAAAGAAGTTCCTGACAAGCTTCTAGTAATTCCTGCTCCGTATAGATTTGTAACACGCACTTCGATCAATACTGCACAGACAACAATGATCTTCGGTTCAGGAAGAGCTGATACTATTGATGATGATATTTTACCTGATCCCAGCGAAATCGCACTTCCTCTATACGGTGATAGAAAGTCTTTTGCTAGAGTCGCAATTGATCCCAATTCATTGCTTGGCACAACAAGCCTTGGAATTTCTCCTGTTAACACGACACTCACAATCACTTATCGCGCAGGCGGAGGATTGACACACAACGTTGCATCTAGAACAATAAGGACCATTGTTTCGTTATTGACAACATTCAATCAAAATGTACCACAGACTAAAGTAGCCCAAATAAGAGCGTCATTAGAAGTCAACAATCTCAATCCTGCTCAAGGAGGCGAAGACACGCCTTCGTTAGACGAGTTTAGATCGATTGCTTTGAACTATAGGAATGCTCAATCAAGAATAGTCACTAAGCAAGATCTGATTGCACGTGTCTATTCAATGCCACCAAATTTTGGTAGAGTCTATCGAGTAGGAATTAGATCCAGTCCAGTAAATCCTCTTGCAACACAGCTTTTCATAGTGAGTAGAGATCAAGATGGGTATTTGATAACATCACCTGACTCATTGAAGAAAAATCTAGCAAAGTTTCTAAACCAGTTTAGGCTGACATCTGATGCAATTGACATTCTTGATGCGCAAATAGTCAATTACCAATTCTACTACGCGGTAACCTTAGACCAAGGCGTAAACAAGACGACAACGCTAGCAAGTATCAATAATAACATTAGGAATTACCTGGCAACGAAAAACTTTCAAATAGATCAACCAATAGTAATAAGTGACATATCAAATCTGATTCTAAACCAGCCGGGTGTAATATCTCTTGAGAAATACAGGTTTGTCAACGTCATAAATAGTATTTCAGATCGTCAATATTCAAACATTTCATATGATTTAACTAGAAACACATCAAGAGGAATCATATCACCCCCTATTGGTGGAATATTTGAGTTAAAATATCCTAATTTTGACATAATCGGTAACGCAGTCTGAGGAACGTATGTACAGAATCATCCAACCCAATAAAGACGCCTACATAACCAATAAAATCGTAGGGCAGATTCGTGTGACCGATGCCAATATCGGGCAAGCAGGTACAATTGACATCTTTAAACTATTTGATGAGAACACAATCGCGGGCGAGTCACAACCCATTGAGCTCTCGCGAGGGTTGATTTACTTCGATCTAAATCCTATTAGAGAAATGACACAGACGACGTTGGATATTAATGATCCATCGTTTAGGTGTCATCTAAGACTTTCAGATGTCTATGCAGGTCAGACAACGCCTGCGAATTTTACTCTCATTGTCCATCCACTATCGAAGTCATTTGACGAAGGCTTAGGCAAAGATGTCACAAGGTTTGAAGATCTAGATGTTTGTAACTTCATCACAGCGTCTGTCATAACGACACCAGTCACCTGGAGTGGACAAGGAGCAAACGTAGAAGGCTTTCTTGGCACATCAGATATTGACATAATAGGGTCAGGAAATTTGAACGACGGAAATGGGAATGTATTCCTGTATGTCACACAGTCATTTCCACTTGGCACAGAAGACTTAGATATTGATATTACTAGAATCGTATCTGGCACTCTCGCAGGTTTGATACCTGATTGTGGTTTTAGGATCGCCTACTCTGGGTCTCAAGAGACCGATGGGAAGACAAGATTTGTCAAGAGATTTGCATCAAGGAATACGACAAGCACAGCAAAGAGGCCTAAGCTTGTTGTGACGTATGACGACACCTTGCAAGATGATCACAATTTGTTTTATTTTGACATCTCGGGGTCAATTTTTCTAAACAACTATCACAGAAGTTATCCTGCAAACATCCTTTCTGGCGCTGGAGCGTCGCCAGTCAGTGGAGACAACTGCATCTTAATCACTCTATCTACAGGGTCTTTTTCACAGTCATACACAGGATCACAGTTTAAGATCGGTCAGAATTTTCAGACAGGAATCTACACAGCTTCGTTTGCAGTTAGCTCATTTGATCCAAATCTTCGCCTCTTCGTTGTCAACTCAGGGTCAGTGACTTTTGATGAAATCTGGCATTCAACTGACGGGACTGTTGGATATTACACGGGATCAATGACAAAAAATGCTGTGGAGAGAACATCTTTTATCCAGACACCTGAACGATTCTTTGTCAACATCACTAACATGAGATCGTCATACAAGTCTGACGAGTCCTTTAGGTTTAGGCTTTTCATACAAGATTTCACATCTGATGTCGTTTACTCAAAGCTACCTTTGGAAAATACTGGAATAGTTGTTGATAAATGTTTTTATCGAGTTAGAGATTTTGAAAACGATGAAGTGATCATACCTTTTCATGATCCTGGCACACAGACTTCTAATGATGCAACGTCACACTACTTTGATTTTTTCATGTCATCCTTGCCCAAGGGAAGAACCTACACATTTGACTTCAAGATAATTAACAAGGGGCTTGAGATCATAATCAATGATGTCGCCGCAAAATTTAGAGTTGAATAGAGAGACTCAATGAGATCACGCACAGGAGATAGACCTAGCTTTAAGTCGTCATCCACACTAGTTAGGCGACAGCCCAGTGTTGTCTTCAAAAATGTCAAAAATGAAGAAATCTCAAGATCGAACGCAATTAACACGGCATCTTTTGGTTTTGATCCCGAAGGAACAGGCCTAAAATCAACCCAAGAACTTCCTATTGATTACACTTCATTTGAAAATCACACGTTTTTTAATTCGGCAAGATCAAAGGTTGACATATCTTTTGATAGTATCATAAATCACTTTCCTTATGATTCTTCGAGAGCTGAGATACAAAATTTCTTAAATCTCATGACTGGGTTTGAGAAATTTGTATTTGATGCTTTTCCAAAAAATGTGGGTTACCTGAAATTCTCAGGATCATCTGCACCATCTGATGGGACATACATTAAAGTCATTGATGGAAAGTCATTCAACTTCCCTGTCCTAAATAAGGTTGACTATGGTTTACCCGTTCTTGATCCGGGTACATCTCCATTCGATATTGAATTATTTATCAATATTCCTGAATTAGTGAATGACAACCAGATAGTGACGCAGCGTCTTTCTTCTAATGCTGGTGTCACTCTCGCACTCTCGTCTTCCAGCGACACGAGTAAGTGCAATCTCATCTTTCTAGTCTCGTCAGCATCTGACGCTTATATTCTCGCATCAGGTTCTGTTGATAAAGGTGACTGGGTTCACATTTCTGCACAAATGCAGGATGACAATGGTGCAAAAAAGGCAACAATCTACCTAGACCAGACACTTTTTTACACATCGTCAGACACACAGGACTTTGGCAATCTTGCATTTGCAGGTGAGCCTATGTACATCGGGTCAGGATCGTCTCACACAATTCTTGACTACTCATTCACACCGCAAGAGACATTATCTTGCTCCATGGATGAGTTTAGATACTTCAAAAATGAGAGATCGATTCAAGACTTGGCTGAGTTTTCTCGACAAGAAGTTTATCCTGATGAATTTTTGACCTTGTATCTGAAGTTCAATGAACCGTCAGGTTCGTACACAGGAAATGACTATGTTCTTGATAGCTCAGGTAACAAACTTCATTCTAGAATTTATAACTTCAATTCAGGATTGAGGAATACAGGTTCAGCACCTACACCTATGTCATATGAGAATATCAATTATTCTCCTATTTTATTTGCAGGTCATGATAGCGTTGTCGAATTAAATGATTCTTTGCTTGAAGACGCAGAATCTTTCGACAATGACAATCCCAATTTTATCCTAAAGTTAGTTCCAAGGCACTACCTCGCGATAGGCGCTAGCGCAGAAGGATTGACAACATATGATCAAAATCTAGGTGATAGATACCAGGCATCATCTGTTCCTGGAACGGGAATCTTGCCAAAACCGCAATTGATGGTAGTTTTTCTTCTGACGTATGCAAAGTTCTTCGATGAGCTCAAGTTGATGATTGACTACTTTTCTCATGTCAATTATGTTGAGCTGGACGATCCTGAATCTGCTATTGATAAATTCCTGCCGCTTGTAGCCCAATACTACGGTCTTGAACTGCCTGATTTCTTTAGTAACACAACGTCAGACCAATTCTTTTATGGCAAGACATTAGAGAACAATTACGGGTATGCAAAGACTTCTCTCAAGCAGGTAAGATACCAAATTTGGCGAAGAATCCTCGGAAACATCACAGAAATTGTGCAAGCAAAAGGAACAAGGTCTTCAATAAGGTCGGCAATTTTGTCAACCGGCATAATTCCTGAGAACTTCTTCAACATAAGAGAGTTCGGTGGACCTGCTGTCGTTAGTTTGAAAAATCTTCGTCAACAAACGCAAGAGATGTCATCACTTGCTGACATGTCAGGAACGCTTGCAGGACCTGGCACATCGCCGGATGCGCAAGGTTTGTTCACAAACATTCCAACAATCATCTCACCATTTCTGTCTGCCTCAAGAGTCGAGCCAGGATTACCACAGATTGCAGGAAGCATTGTTGATGGTCTTTCTGACGATCCGAATGACGGCCTACTAACATCAGGTTCATTTGCTATTGAGACAACTGTCAAATTTAAACCGACAATAACACACAATAATGATCAAAGTTTGATAAGACTACAGACAACAGGATCACTTTCATTGTCTCTCGCGTCACAGCCTTGTCTTCTTAACATAGTCTATAATCACAACACGTCATCAGGCTCGGGTGACCTGCATCTTCTTGTTAGGTCAAGTGATGAATTGACAGCACCTAAGCTTGACCTTGTCATACCTGACATTAACATGTTCAACGGTGAGAAGTGGTATGTTTCTGCGGTCCGCGCACGCGGAGACCTAACACAAAGTCTTTCTTCATCATACCACCTTCGTTGTGGATACGTTGAAGATCAAACAACATACACGTATTTTACCACATCTTCATATTTCTCAGAGACCACAACAGGGATCACATCACACGATCTATTTCAAAACTTGAGCGCAAGTTACAATGCATCCGGCGCATTCATGATAGTCGGCTCACAAAGCCTAGACATTGCGTCACCCATGTTTCTTAATTCAAACATTGAGACACATTTTGATGGTCTCACAGGCCAGATAAGATTCTGGTCAAAGGCATTAACAGAGACGGAGTCACTTGAGCATCTGAGAAATTATGCTTCAAGAGGCGTCGAAGATCCAAGATTCAACTTTAGTTTTGACACAGAGTCGACAGGAACATTTGAAAGATTGCACGTCGATGTATCAGCTGATCAAGCAACGACAGGATCGAACGGCTCAGGCGAAATTGTCTTATTCGACTTCAGCCAAAATAAATTTCACATGCAAGGCAGGGGATTTGAACCCACGAAGAAGATCGTGAAGAACGAGCTCTTCCAGATTAATAGGATTTCTCCCAATATAGACCTTCTTCAAACAGATGACAAAGTCCGCGTGAGAAGCCTATTCAATCTAGGTCAGACAGACGATGTTTCATATCCTGCTCCCGTCTACCAGCTAGGTCCTGAACAGGCTATCAATGATGATAATCGTTTTTCTGTTGAATTCTCTACCTACAAGGCGCTCAATGAAGACATGATCGGGCTTATAGGTGACACTCAATTTCTTGATGATGCGCTAGGACAGACTTCATCAATATTTGATGAAATCTATCCAGATCTTGAGAAAGTCTCAAAGGTCTACTTTGAAAGGCTCACAGATCCAGTTGACGTTAGGCGTTGTCTAGAGCTATTCAAGTGGTTTGATGCATCTTTGACAGTTTTGATAGAACAATTACTGCCTAGAAAGACAAAATTCTTAGGAGTCAATTTCGTCATAGAATCTCACCTTCTCGAGAGAAATAGGTACAGGTACCCAGTTGACAGGATGTACCTGCTCAATGAGAGGCCACAGCGTTCCACGGATCTGTTCCTAACTGCACTGACAGCGAAAATCAGGAGGATGTGATTGAAACCCTTCATTGACAAGTCTATCGGCCTCATTGAGCGACCACAGACAATAATCATTGGCGCACCTAGCGATGACACCGTAACATTTGACCCATATCGACAGGGCATCGAGGTGTCAAACATAAGTTACTTTTTGCGATCAAATCTGCCACTAATCAGCAGTAAGGGTTTAAATCGTCTCTCACCCAATGAGTCAATTGATCACGAGCTTGACTCAAACAATATGGGCCAGGGACTCAATCTAGACGGGTTTTCACCCTTCAGCGACAAATATGAGATCAAGGATCCTGCAGTTATTCTGTCTGAGAATATCGTGCAAAGTGATGAAGATCCCTACTTTGGAAGAGCCGCGCAGGACGGAGAAATTGATGTCTTTAGCGACACAGGAAAGCGTTCACTACTTCCAGACTCAAATATCATCAAAAGTAAGGGAATTCGCGCAACAGCTTCGACTTTTGGCGGGCTCTATTACATCAATGACGTCACAAACGATTGGTTTCTTGATGCCGCAGATGACAGACTGGGAATACCTGTTCCGGGCTATGTGGGAAATGATGTATCAATTTCATTATTTGTTGATAAGATTAATGTGAACAGTTTCGGAATCCAGTTGGAATACACATACGTTGGTCCTGTCGAGAAGAGTCCAACGACCGGGTACGACTACTATGGATCTGCTGCAGGAACAGATTCAGTTGCTTATGGCGGTTTCTTAAGATGACAAAGAAGACAAGAATACTCAATATTTCTCCCAAGGCACAACTTGCAATAACTGATAATACTGCAGGCGCGTACCCAACAATTCTTAGGACGGGAGATGAGAGGACGCT